TAGAATTTTTAAAGCCTCTAAAATAGCTCCGCCTAGCACATCGGCAACTTCACCAATGCTGATACCGAATGTATCGGCTAAAAACTCAGCAAAAGGTTGCATATTATCTTCCCAGACTTGTTTGAGAACATCAACCAGTCCTCCAAAAGCTTGGTTTAAAGAATCAATTGCTGGTCCGATATGATTTCTATAGACGTCTTCAAATCCATCAGAGAATCTTTGAAGTGCTGGAGTAACGTTGTTGTCAAAACTATCTAGAAAAACTGATACAATCTTAGAAATACCACTAGAAAGAGTCGTTATAAATGGACTAACATGCTCATCATACACACGACTAAACGCATCTCCAAAACGGTTCACTGCTTGCTCTATTGTTTCGAATACTGGAGCAATTGCATCTAAAGCTCCCTGTAAAGAACTAGATAATTTCGGAGCGTTATCTGTCACAATGCGTTCTAAGCCCTTGAATAAATCGCCACCAAGTTTGCTTCCAATCTCAACAACTTTTGAGCTCAAACTTAAAAATGTTGACACAATAGCGCTACCGATACGAACCGCACCAGTTGAAGTAATGACATCGTAGAAAGCACTAGAAAAGGCCTGAGCGATATTTCCTACTGCCTCTGCAATGTTACCGATATTATCAAATAAAGCGACTAGCGCTCTGATAATGCGTTCCTTTTGCCTTCCAAGACCATTGGCAATACTTTCGGCAAGGAAAACACCGATACCTAGCCCGATAGTGGCTATTGAGCCTGTCACTTGCCCTAAAGCATAAGCAATTTTCTCAGCCATTCTGTTGAAGGCATTCACAACTCTTGGATCAGTGGCGATTTCTCCCAGTGTCTTAGCTATTTGGTCTAAGGCAATCTTGATACGTTCTATACCTTCTGGTCTAAATGCTGCATCAAAACCTTTTTTGAAGAGGTCAAACAACCCTTTCAGCTTATCGCCTAGCCCGTCAAAAATGCTCTTGAACTGGTTGTCCATGTCGGTCAACTCGACTTCTGGCAAGATGTCTTTGAAAGGTCCGCCACCGCCTCCCTTTCCTTTACCACCTTTACCTCCGCCACCGCCTCCAGAACCGCCTGCGTCGTCATCTTTTGGTTTTTGTAAAATGTTAATTTCATCAAATCCCATCAGACCAAGCAATTCTTTAGCAGCTTTCTTAGCGTTTTTGGCCGAGTCTCCAAGGTTATCAGCAAGTCCTCCTGCTGAATCTCCAGCGTCGTCCACTGCATCAGCAAGATCTCCTGCTCCGCCTGCAGCGTCTTTCATGGCATTACCCATGTCTCCAACTGCTCCACCAACTCCGTCTTTTACTGTTGCTTTCTTGTTAAACATCAAAGCGATAAACTCAGCGAGTTTAGCCGTAACGTTCTTCAAGACCATAGCGAAAGAGTTCAAGACAGGCATGATCGCATTGATAATCGGTAACATAGCATTACCAAGATTCAATGCACTATCTTTCATCAGCGACTTAAATAGGCTGATACGACCATTTACAGAATTGGACAAGGTATTCCCATACTTAGCTGTAGCTTGCTCTAGGATAGCCATTAGGCGGATTTGTTGCTGGGTTTGGTAATCCAACTGTTGCCAGCTCTGCCCGTTTGCGAACTTCTTAAAGGCTTCAGTAGATTCAATCATAGCCACATTGACGTTGATTCCTAGGTCCTCAATCGCTTCCGTGTTCCCTAGTAAACCTGAACGAATACGTTCCATAACGTCTGTAATGCTACGCCCTGAACCCTCGGCAACAACTGCCGATGTCTGCAGCATCTTAGCAGTATAGGCGCTTAGCTTGTTGGTATCTTTGATAAATCCAGAAAATAAGTTTGAGTAGACTGCACCGTAGTTGGTCGCCTCACCCACACCCATATTCATAGCGTTAGCGTTATCGTTAACCCATTTTAAGAAAGATTGCGAACTCTCACCCATCTGTCGCTTGATTTGGTTCATAGACGCTGATACTTCAAGAGCCGTCTGCGCTGAATACATCCCAACATCAAGCAATTTCTTACCAAGGATTGCAAAGCCAGCGAACTTGGCTAGCTTGCCAAACGCACTACCGATAGAGTTCGACTGTTCACGAACTTTGGCAGTGGCATTCTTCGCTTGGTCAGATGTCCCCTTGACCTGATTCTCGACTTCTTTCATCTTCTTCCTGAAAGGCGCTATCTCAGCGTCAATCATGACCTTCAATTCATCAAGAGTTGCCATTCATTTCCTCCTTTCTTTTGCGATTGTGTCTTTCTGCAAATTCACGCATCTGTTGCTTATGCAACAAAAGTGCTTGTCTTTGTCGTTCTTGTTCTACCGCTTGCTGTTCTTCCACAAACAATTCAGGCGCATACTCCCAGAACTCAAAGACCTTAGCATCTTTGGATAACAATAAAGAAACGTGATTGGAAATCATCTGAGACAGTCTGTATGAGTCAATAATCTTTTCTTTACGCTCTTGGGTTTTAACACGGTTGTAGCTTTCAATCATTTCCCTGATTTCAAGCACCGTTAAATCCCAAAAATCAAGAGGCTTACCCCCAATGTCCAAAAACATAGGATAAAGCCTCTCAATAATCTGCGTTACCGTCAAGATTACTCGACTACTGTCATTTTCTTCTTGGAAGTTTTCTTGTTCTTGCTTCCTCGTGGAGTAAAACCCGATACTTCAAAGAGTGGCATTAAAACCTCTGTCATGAAGGTTGTTTGGTCTCCACCGTTATCCACGTATTCATCGTATAAATCATAGACATCCTCAAGAGAATACCCATTCTCATACTTTTGCAAGGCTCCATGAATCAAGAGCAATACAACTTTCAAAGGAGGCAAAGGAAACTCTTCGCCAGCCTCAGGCATAAAAATTTTCAGTAAGTTCATACCGATTTTTTCTTCAACTTTTGCCGCTTGATGAGATGAAAGTCGTAGTTTCAACTCTTTCTCATCGTTAATCTTCCAAATTGAGTAAGGTAGTGCCATTTAATTAACCTCCAAGACCGTCTGTAAATTCCAACTCTGACTGCAACGCAATTTTAAGGGTGAACTCGATAACGGCATTGACACCGCCACCGCCAAGTTTAACAGATACTTGACCTTCAAAATGCACTTTCGTGTTATCTGGGTAAGTCTGTTCAAAGAAGAGTTTTTCCTTATTGTCTGCCGCTTTACGCAATACACGATAAGGTGCAGTTTCTCCGTCGTTCTTGTAAGAGAATTTGTATTCCAATTCCCCTGCATCACCGATACCGAACTCATACTTCTTAACTTTATCTTCAAGAGTAGTATTCTCTACTTTTTCAGGTTCAATACCAAATTCTGGTACTTCTTTCAATCCAACAAGCTTAATATAGCTACCTTTTGTTTTGCTATAAGAAAGCGTAATTCCATTTGCTAACATGTTTAATTCTCCATTCTAAATTGAAAAACAAGCTCTGAGTGTAAGTCAACGACACCTTCAAAACGCATGACCTTGTGTCTCAAATGAGACGGGTCTGGCACGTCTTGGCAGTCGGTTCTTCTCAAACCTAAAGACTCAAAAATCTGATTGATTTTAACAGCTACCTCACTAGTGCTGGTATCATCAAAGATATCCACCTTGTAGCGGATAGATGATTTTTGTTCCTGGTCGTCGAACCACTCTCCGGGCTTGTTTTGTTCTTCCAAAAAAATAACGACTGGGAAAGTCTCCCAATCGCTAGGATAAGTATCAGTCACATTATCTGCGACCTTTTGCAATTCTTTATAAATAACAGGCTTGATATTGATCATTATATTTGTTCTCTTATCTTTCTACGGACATAATTCGAAATATTCTTGGACACACGCTCTTGATTGTCTCTCAAAGCTGGATAAAGATAAGGCTGGGCAGGTTGACCATACATCTTGTAGAACTCCCCAATCTTTTGAAAGTGGTAAGGTCCTACATCGATTTGGTCTTCATGCACATACCACGGGCTAGAGCGATAAGACACGCTGACCTCTGGTGATATACCTGAATGGCTAGCTTGTCCTTTTGGCCCTGTACCAAACTCTACGTATGGCGCATAGTGTAGATTTGTGTAAACCTCTCCTATAACCTTATCTCCGTCCATTTTAACCCTAGTCTTGATACTATTTCTAAGTTCTCCATTGTTACCTGGTGCAAGTCTTTTAGCATCAGCTTGGACAATGGTTTTGGCTGCATGATGAACCGCCTTTGAAACAATATCTCGTTGCGCAACATCTGACAACTTTCTGAACTTAGCTATAAGCCTATCTGCCCCTAGTAGCTCTGACACGCTCTAACTCCAAAACTTGATGATGTGTGTAGACCTTCTTAGAAATAACCCTGTGAGTTACTTCTGTCTGGCTATCGATACATACACCATCTTTCACTTTGATAGTAGCTGACTTATTGGCATTTGCGTTCAAAATGTCGTTGACACGCTCACCATACAGCTCAGATTGTAACTTGCTACTAGCCGGCCACAATTCAAGACGGACTGTCTCAGCTTCCTTGGCATACCCTTCTTTTACGACACCTTCCTCTGTGACAGTCTTTTCAAACCGTCGCATTGGATAGGGTTTCAGTCTACTCTGCTTCAAAAACATGGCCTGCCACCCTTGCTAGTCTGTGCATGCGTATACGCTGTAAAAGGCCCGTAGACAGGCCGTTTTCTCCGTAGACTACTGCTATACCACCTTCGGTTCTAGAGTGCTCTCCTTCCGCTCCTGAGCGGTTGTGGATCTCGATAGCAACCTCAGGTATTAAGAGGCTTAAAGCAGGTGTCAAAGATGTGCGGTTAGTCTCTGATAAGATAAGATTTGTAGCCCTCGTTTGGAGCAACATGAGAAGCTGAGTATCTTCTTCGCCTGTCATTTTCTTCAGCAACTCTATAGACATATCAATCCTCTTCTAAGAACTCAGGTTCAGGGAGAATTTCCTCAAGAACATCTGAGATAGCGACACCATTGCTAGCAAAATTGCCAGCCAACTTAACATAACGCTCCTCAGTAATCTCAAGCTCCTCCCCTACCAGTCGTTTCACATTTGATTCCCAATCATAGAAATCTTGTTTGATTTTAAATTTCACTTTTTAAATCCTCCAACACCTCTACAATTTCGGCTTTTGATAACTTATAGGCGCCAGCTATGCCAGCTTCTTTAGCTAGATTCTTCAACTCTTCTAGAGTCTTATTCTCTAAATCAGAATACTGGCTAGCCTGCTCCTCTTGGATATAATGACGTCGTAGCAATAAGCTCATATCGTCACCTCTTACTCACCGAATTTTACAACTCGTGTAGGGTCGTATAGGTAAACACCATAGTGTTCATCACCAGTGATGACTGTTGTCTTTTTAAGGATGTCACGGTCTGTTTCGATAGCCACATCACGTTTTAGCATGATAACAAACGCACCATATTTGTTGGCATCGTCTGTCTGAGTCTGGCTAGGAGAGACTTTGACGATAAAGCCTTTACCTTTTTCAACTTTCTTAGTACGCACAATTTGAACACCTCGTGTTTCTCCAAATGTACCAGAAACAACTGTATTCGCTCCTACTTCTGTGCCTGAAATCCATTCTTTCACAGTGTTAGCACGCAAATCAATGGCATCTGCTGGATTGATAAGAGCTACATATTTTGCGTCTTCTTCATCGTCAAAAATAGCAAGTGCTTTATCAAGAGCTGCTCCTGTTGTTGGAGCTTCTGCAACGTGCTGTGTTGCAGTCTTAGCCACCGCTACCAAATCATCATCAATCTTGTTGGCAATAGCCAAACCAAGCTGGTAAGTCGCTTGACCTAGTGGGTCGCCAAGACCTGACAAAAGAGCTTCATCGGTAATTTCATAACCTTTAGCAGCCTTTTTGATGGTCATAGTGGTCTTTTTAGTAGTCAATTGGTCTGGAGAAATAGCTTGACCTTCTCCAACCTCAGTCGCATCTCCTGCGTACTCCCAAGCTGGAACTGTTAGAGTATTCCCTGGTTGTCCTTGGAGTGCTGTTTCCACATAAGCGAGTGGAGTAAATTTAATCAATTTAGGTAGTTTAGCGGAAACCATGTCCGCCATTACTTCTGGGTTAACCATAGTGGCTAATTTAGTTTGTCCTGCTGTCATTTATTTTAACCTTTCAATTTCTTATAGAGTTCTGGGTTCTTTTGATAGAGTTCATTTCGACTCTGATAACCCATACGAGCAAATTCTTCTTTTGTGATACCGTCACTATCAACTGGTGCTTGTTTCATTGGAGCTCCGCCTTTTAGCTTTTCTTGTACGCCTTTCTGTACGGCTTGCTCCCATGATTTCTGCAACACAGCAACAGACTGCGATACCGTCTCTGCGCTTGTTAAATCAACTACATTCACTAACTCAACAGGTAAGTCACGTTCACTTAGCATTGCTTTAGCTTCTGCGGTCAATTCCTTGCGAGCAATAGCTTTTTCACGGTCAGCTAGTTCTTGCTCACGCTGATCCAACTGATATTTCTGTTTCTCATCAGCGTTCATCTTAGCAAGCTTCTTAGCTTCGTTTTCCTTGGCTTCTTGCTCTGATTTCCACTTGGCAAACTTCTTATCGATGATAGCATTCACGTCTGCGTCTGTGTACTTCTTTTCGTCTTGCGGTTGCTCTGTAGGTTCTGCAGGTACCTTTTGCTCTTCAACCGTTTCGACTGTTTGTGTTTCTTCGTTCATTGCGAACCTCCTATTTTTAAAGTCGTCCCCGACTGTATTTTCCATAGCTTTTAGTGTCTTCAATGCTTGGACAATATAAAAACCGCCTCGATTTCGACGCGGTTAGTGCATAATTAAATAAATAGTAGTCTAAAGGTTTCACGGCCTTTAGGTGTGATGAGTGTCTGTGTGCCAGACCATTGTGTTTTTTCGTTGAGTGTTTCCTTTACTTCAAACAAACCATCGTTTTTATTGGCTGTTGGTTGGAGCTTGCCTTTCTTATCTCGATAGATATATTTTTTCTCCATCAAGAAGTCAATAAACTTGCGTTCTTTGATTTTTAATTGTTTTGCTGTTTCTCGGAAGCTGGTCAGTAAGTTTCTATCTACCAGTTCATCGAAATAGTCTGCTTCGGCTTCATTATGGTATTTTCAACGGAAAGTACAGCTTTTTCAGCTTCCAAGTGTTTAATGACTGCTTCTTTTTCTTTCAGTTGATTACCAGCCATAAGGAGCAAGTCTGCTAAGGCTTGTTTGTTGTGTGTGATATTATAGGCCACTTGGTCGGTCATATAAGCGCCATGCTTACGAATAGAGGGCAGAACTTCGCTAGTGACCCAATCAGCAAATTTCTCTGCTTCTGGTTTGCGAGATTGAAAAACAAGCTTATAGAAATTCGCTTCGTTGATGAAGTTGGCTTGTTGGACTCCTCCATTTGTAAGGATGTCACTACTAGTTACACCCTTTGGATTAAGTCTTTCTAGTGTTTTTCGTGGGTTACTTAAATCCAGAATTTGGCAACAATCATTCAAATTAAAGAATGGCTCGCCTTTAATTTCAATCGTTCTTACTTCTCCGAATTGTTCATTTTTAAAAATTTGTAGTTCCATTTTATGCTCCTAGTTAAAAATTTTACTTCCTAAGATTTCTGCTTTATCTGTTGAGTTCATCAAAATAAAAGCAATTTCATCTAGTGTTGAATGAAGTAAACCGAATTGTTCATTAAAAGTATCAAAGAACTTTTTAGACATCTCTTTAAAAGCTGTCTCATCCTTAAGTTGAACCCAAGCCAAGGTTTCTGTCATATTGGTTGCCATTTCAACCATTCTTCGAATATCTGCAAGCTCGTAGCCTAGATGAGTCAATTGTTCTTCTGTTAATTCAATTTTTGCCATTATAAAAACTCCTTTTCGGTATGACAAAGAAGCTCTTTTCTGATATAATGATTTCAGAAAGAGTTTCTTTCGTGCGATAGCTTAGAACCATCTGATTGGCGTTAGTGGGTTCTAGGCTATTTTTTGATTTCGTTGTAGACCTTTTCTAGTCCCAGCATTAAAATTTCCGTCTTCGTCTTTCCTGTTTGTTCAGCACAATACTCTAACATTGCTACTTCTTCATCAGTCATACGAAGTCTTGTATTATTTCTGCGAGGATTTTCACTTTTCGGTCTTCCGACTTTTGCTACCATGTCATCACCTCTTTTCTTGGTAACACAATTATTATATAACTGTGTTACCAAGAAAAGAGGTTTTTTGAAAAAAATTAAAAATAAGAAAAGCACTTAGATTTCTCTAGGTGCTTTGGTATTTTATATTGCGTAGTCATATCCTAGATTTTCTTTTATTTGTTCGAACATTTCTAAAATATGACCAGGGGTGTTATCTTTGAATAAAAATCTAGGAGTTGTATTGTCTGGAAAGCTAGTTTTTATCCACGGATATATTTCTGTATAGAACTGCATCATTTCTTTACTAGGCAACGCCATTACTTCCATGATAGAACCTCCTGTACTTTTTGTAATAGTGTATCATCGGGAGTATTATTTCCTAAAACTCCAACTTCTGCGACCAATTCATTAATATTATTTATTTCAAAAGCGGAGAGAGCATTAATGCTAACCCTATATAAATACATTTTATCAATATTATGTTGTTTTTTTACATAGGTTACCAAGTCTCTATTCAAATATGCCATCGCTTCTTCAAGACTATTATAACGCTTTTTATTTGCTTTGTAAAACGCTTTTGCAGAATCCCAGTGTTGTTTATGCGTCAACTCATGAACTATTGCATCTTTAATGTCTTTTGCAGCAAAGAACCCATCCGATAAAATGTCTTTGAATTCTTTCTCTGAACTAAGAGCATCACTTATAAACAAAATATCCTGCTTATAGTCATATCCAGCTAGACCAGGCAGCTTTGATTTTTTTAAAAACACAACAGTTGGCTTTGAATAATCAGGCAATTGGCGGAAAGCTTCTTGAACGTTCGCCACTGTATCTCTAATTTTCTTACCATTGTTCTGAGTCCAAAAATCAAACTCGGTTCCGCTAAGTTTTTTGGCATTCACTCGAATATCATTTCCAACAACAAAAGACTGTTGTTTTGCCATTAAATCAATTGAACTCATACCCTGATTATACACCTTTTCCCCGTCTTTCTCAACATACTTGCTATACCACTCTTTATAAGTCATATCAGCAGGCACCAGCTCGGTCTTACCTGTTTCTGGATTCCTTGCTCTGCGCTTCAGCTTGCTATAGTCTGCGTCCTCATCGTATGCGACAGTAGTAGACCTACACCACGGGTGCATAGGTGGACAATTGACGCCAGGGACAGCCTTATCCCTGTCGTAGACTTGATTGTCATGCTCCTGACAAATGCGTGATGTACGCTTGTCTAAGACGGCCACAAAGATATACTTCTCTATGTCTGCTTCCTCATAGCTGAGTAGTTCCATTTGATTATGAAAAAAGGCTGATTCCGTCCGAACCAAACGCCTAGCATCATTCTGACCTACATTGAACCTCTCAGCGATTGCTTGTGCAGTTTCTCGTGTATCTCTGCCTGTCATGAGGCTTATGAGTAGTTCATCTTTTATGCTAGAAGTAAGCTTCCCCGTATTCTTCCAGATGTCTGTGGAATACGTGCTTCCATCTCCTACCCAACTAAAAGACTGTAGATGTTTTATCTCGCTCTCAGGAAGCCCAGAAAAGCCATACGCTAACCCTGCCTGCTGTTGTAGGTCAAAGGTAGCTTTGTAATAACTATCCTTCATCAGGTCGCTGTAATAGGCGTCTGAGCCTGTTTTCTCTGAATGATAGATAGATTCACGCATACGATCTAAATCGTCGCTCAAACGCTCTAAGCGCTTCATACGAAAAGAATAAGCTGAGCTGTCTAAGTCAGCCAGTAGTCTTTGGATATTTGGGTCATTCGGTCTTGCCTCAAGCACCTTACGAAGTTCATTCAAGTCTTTCTTATCTTTCATGTTCTTCAAGACTTGTCTAGCTTCCACCTGACTTAGACCATAATCACGTTGGAACTTATCGAAAATCTTATTGATTTCCTTATCTAAGTAAGTCTTAGCTTCCTGATAAACCTTATCGAACTGGTCTGCCTGCTTTTCGGCCTTGTCCATCTGTTGGTAAATCAGATTGGCTTTCCTCTTCGCCCAATACTCCTGATTCTTCATCCTCTACCTCATCTTCGGGTTTCGTATTGTCTTGGTTGAACATCGGCATGTCTTCCATGTTCTTCTTTTTCTCTTTTTCCAAGGCTTCCAGTTCAGCGTCAGGGTCTTCCACAAACGGCAAGAGAGAAATAAGCTGCCTATTGGTCACTTTGCCTTCCAAATTGTTCACAATCTGAGAGATTTCTAGCAAGTTCTTAGGTAAACCGCGGCTAAACTGTGGAACGATTGAATGAGACTCTAAAGCGATCTGTTTCATGCCCAGGTAATGAGCAAAAATCGCAATCCGTTGGCGCAATCCACGCTTGTAGTTCGCTTCCTTAGTCTTGGTAATCATCTCAAGGCCCATTAGCTTGAATTCCATGGCAACGCCCGATGTGTTCCCTGCGAAGTTCTCATCAGTCAAATTAGGTACATGACTGAATGTGTAGATATCCTCTTTCAGAGCTGTACGCAAGATTTCAGTAGCACTTTCGTCCAAGGTGTTCTTCAAAAACTCAGCTCTTGCACTATCTCCAGGTAATTCCAAAAGACCTTCTTCAGAAAGAATCTTCATTGCTACCTTAGCATCTTCTGGTGTGTCTGCTAACTGCGTGCCATACAAGACAAGGATAGATTCTACTGCCTGCTCCTTGTCATTGACACGGTTACCCATCAAGGAATTATAGGCATCAATCAAGCTAATTTGTTGCTCGTAGTCGCCAATCGCAAAATGATTGTTGCGATATTCGATAATCGGGATTTGACCAAGATTGTGAGGCTTTACTTGCTCATTCTGAGTTGTTCCTGAATCTGTACTTCTCAGCACCATGTGATAGTGCAGATTCTCAGTAAATATCTCTGCCTGATACTTAGTAGTATCTTTCGTATCGTCCTTCACTTGATAGTAATAGACCGCAAACAAAGGCTTCCGCTCAATACTATCATCGTAAACCATGAAGGTATTTTCTGGATCAATACTAGTTGAGTCCAACTCAGTCAATCCCTCTTTGGCATAGATGTACTCGTAAGCACGACCATAGATAGCCATGTTCAAAGCATTCTGCGCATCTACTTGGTCAATCTCAGCGCCATCAAATGCTGTAAGTAGTGCATTGATATCACCCTCAGCAGTATTATTGTACTTGATAGGATTGCTCATAAAATAGCCTGTAGCCGTGTCTGCGATATCCTTGGCATGATTGGCTACCGTCTTATAATTAGGTGCGTTCTCGTTGCGTCTCTTGTGATCTAAGATAGCATGCTCACCCAAGTAGTAGCTTTTAAGCTTCTTCAAACGTGAGCCTTCAGTGCTATGTTTCGTTATCAATTTGTAAATCAGGTCTTTCTTCAAAGAACCCTCATCATATCCATCTCGTGGATAGGTTAAATATTGGTACATGTCTTTCCTCTCTATAGGCCATAATCAGAACGTCTGCGGACGGTTGCTTTGCCACCTTCGATACATTGAAGGCTATAACGTAAAGCGTCCATCAAGTGGTTATTTTTATCTTCTGGCTTGTTCAACCAATTGCCTTCTTTATCTTGTTGATAACAATAGCTATAAAATTCATCCATGATGTTTTTACAATCTGGATGCACATAAATAGCGTATCCTTGTAATTTGGACACGCCTGCCATAATACTATCCTTACCTTTACGACTCTCTTTAATTCGAGTTATACCATGCTCTGACCTTAGTTCCTCAATCAGTCGCAATTCAGCACTATCGGCAATGATTTGTGAACGATGATAACCTTTGTCCTTTATCATCTTCGCAACTTCTTTGGTTATCAATCCGACTTTATATGCCTCATCAAAGACATAAATCTCTTTCGTCGTATCGTTTATCAATGAACAACACAAAGCAGTTGGGTCGTGAGTGAAACCAAAGTCAAGTCCGATACATAATTTATTAGCTGAATCTTGTAATAATTCATCTTTATTGAACTCCTTGACAGTCACGTTTTCATAGATTAAACCTTCAGCAACTCCCCATTCGCCATCACAAACGATTCTAGCCCGTCTTGGATTCGTATGATACAAATCCTCATAACGCTTGATATCGACTTCATCCAGCCACTCGTTGCATTTATAAGTAGTCGTAGTAGCGAATGTGTCAGCCCGTCTCGTCTCTTCGTCAAAAAAGACACGTTTGAGCCAGTGCCTCTCGTTCCACGGATTAAATGTGACTGTGATCTGTTTAAAGAAATCAGGTACGTCTAAGCTACCACGGATTGACTCGACTACTGTACTGAACTTGTCTTCAGTTTCGATTTGATACGCTTCCTCGAACCATGCCCAACAAAGAATACCAACGTCAACTGTAATAGATGTGATTTTTAGTTCATCATCCAAACCACGGAACAGAATCTTTTGCCCAGTCGCTTTTATAGTTATTTCGGGCAAAGACTCGTTAAATTTAAATAAATGAGTCACACCTAATACATTACACGCCCACTTAAAATCCGTATAGGTCGATTGCTTATTTGTATTCGAGTATCTACGAATAACAAGCAAGTTAGCCCAAGGATATTTCAAAAGACGGATAACATAATTCAAAGCGGTTGTCTTGGACTTCTTCGAACCACGGGACCCTTTGACTACACGATAAAGATTTCTTGAACGCCAGAACTGTCCGTACCCAACGCCTATTGTTTTTGGTAGGTCAACAACAATATCATTCTGTTTAATCTGGTATGTCTGACTCATTCGCAAACACCACCGTTCCAGAAACATCAGCCTCTACCTTGTCTGTCCAAAGCCTATGACGTTTTCCTAAGAGTTCGGCTGCCTTGATTCTATCCTTCGCTCCGACATCGATATCAATTACTTGTTGCCCTAGCTCTCCGATACTGCATAGAGTTTGCTCTTGCGTCTCTCCTCGCATTACTGAGGTTAGATAACTAAGGACTTCTTGCTGATCTGCAATTTTCTCAGAATCAAGCTGTTTCAGTCGCTCATCTATATAGCTTTTAATCTTAGGGTTCTTTAGTAATTTGTGTCCTTCGACACCTGCCACTCTATCACTAGAAGCACGATAACCTGCTTTCTTATAAGCTTCCGTCGCATTACCTGAGATGATGTACTCATCTGCGAATCTCTTTTGTTTTATCGTCAATTCATTCAATTTTCCATCACCACCTTTCAAATAATCAAAAAAAGCCACACGATGTGCGACCTTTCTGCAAGGTGACTACTACCTTGCGTGTGTACAATCTTTTTGATTTTCTATTTTTATTTTTTGTAGTCTTTAACGGCGATGTTCGGAATCGAACCGAAAAGTTTGAAAATACATTGGAGAGAAAATCACTTTACGCCTGTCACCGCCATGTGAGGCCGAAGCCTCGGAAATAAAATGAAAAATATAAAGGAGACGTCAAATAACCTATCACTTGACAATACTATTCTACCATGTAAAATAAGCCATTTCCTAGCAATTTACTTGCAAATATCTCCCAAAAATTTACGAAAGACAATCAACTTACCTTTTCGATAGGCTTCCGCAAATTCCAAAGCACCTCTACTAAGCATGCGATAGAACTCACTCTCAGAATATCCTAAGTCCATATAGATAGCCTTGTCTGATAATTGGATTTTCATATCCATGTACTTCTTTGCAATTACCTGCCGAACATATGGATCCATAATGCAGTTTACTGCTCTCTCAATCTCCAGAACTTCTGCTTCTGCATCCACATGCTCGATAACCATATTCTCTGTTGCTGTGTTCTTACCAGTAAATGTCTTTGGTTCAAATGAGTAGGTCGTTGTGATTTTAGGCAAATACTCAGCGCCTGCCATTCGGACATACGAGCGATAACTCTCTAGAACGTCATAGACATTTTTCTTGGTGAATTGCACGTCAACCTTTTTTAATAACCTCACAACATAGCTCCTTTATGATATAATATTTTTATTGGGTATATCACAAAGGAGTCAGCTGTGCTGGCTTTTTTATTTTATTCTTTATTCGTGATCACACTTTCAAATTATTTTCCCATCAAAAACTAGTGTTATTGTACCTGTGCCATCTTTGTGCTTAGAGACTAAAGCACGACAATCTGAGCCAAACTCAACTCCTTCAATTGTGATGCTATTCTGCACGCTATCAACGTTGATTATAGAGTCATTTGATGTTTTAATTCTCATTCTCCATCTCCTCAATCAACCAAGCAAGGCTCTTGAGTTTCTGTCATAATAACTTCCTCCTACGCCTCTACTACTGGAAAGTGGATTTTACCAATAACTAGCGACCCTACACTGTAGTAATAGCCACCATTGCCATCATCAGCCTCACATTCTGCCAAAGCTATTGGATTTTGATTGTGGTAAATAGTGACCGTATTCTCACAAGTGGTCCCGTCGCCATTGTCGGATTTTGTGGGTTCTCCGATTTTTACATCAGTAATGACTGCGTCTAGTGTGACATTTTTGAACTCTCCACCTGCTGAGGCACAGCAATCACTTTCAGACATTTCAATAGTGACCTTTGTGCCATCTTCAAGCAGTAGAAAGTCTTTATCCCATTTCACGATACGCTTGTAGAGTAACAATTCTTTAAGTTCTTCTAGTGAGCCATAACGCTCATCTTTTCTGCCCCACATGGAGCACCAATCTGGGATTTCAATAGTTTTGGTCATCTTAATTACCTCTTTTCTTTAAATATTCTTGATTTTCATACACATTCCCCACAACCTCGCAATCAGCATATCGTAACCACAATTCACATCCGTGTTGATTAGATTCAAGACGATATGCTCCACCACGGTGTCTTACAACCTTGTAATAAGTCGGTTCAGAGTAGACATCCTTAGCCATTTTGACTATGTCGCCTTCAAAAATTTCCTTATCATTCTTATCTTTGAGTCCTGTTGATTGAATGAGTTCGATTTCGTCAAAATCATAACAATAGACATCTCTATCGTCTGGTAAACCATTCTCAAAATAAACTTGTTGTGTCACTATTTCTTTGTTTTCGTAGTCAATATCAAGAATGTCATCTAAAAAAACCATACGTTTTTCTGTTGTTACCCACACTCTATATTTCGGTATCATCCCAAATCCTCCTCTTTCACGAACGAACCGTCAATCCAGCGCCCTTTTCGGTCTTTAATTTCTTGGTAAGCCAGTTCAAAACATTCTTCGAAATCATAACCGAGAGCATTACTGATTGATTTTAACGAATCAATGGAAAATGATAGATACATCTTACACATAGATTTCTCTTCCCAACTGTAGAACCTTTGAAAGCAGCTGATATTTTTATTTAAATCTTTAAAATAATCAGGCACATCTTCTTCAAAAATCACTATAGAATCATCAAATATTTCCTGCACGTCTACCTCAATCAGCAACGCCAGACCGACAATCACGACTGCGCAATCTCCAATACTGTCCTTAGTCAGTTGCTCATTCTTCTTGAGATAACCTGCGCATAGTTCGCCGAACTCCTCACTTAGTTTTAATGACTGCTTGTCCAGCCGTCCACCGTTTTCTAAATCACGGTCAATAAACCATTGTTTGACTTTGTCTATTGTGTTCATAGTAACACCTCATCCCCTACTCTAATCTTCTCAAACTTCTCTTTCGTAACTACGAAAATCCCATAATCTCTGATAGTCACTGTATACAACTTCCCATGTCGTCCTTTCTCGACGACCTTGCCAAATATCTCTGCGCCTGCGTTATCAGCCTTATAGACAACCATCGGCTTCTTTTCTTCCAAATCTCGAATCCTGTCCATCTGCCAGATGTTTAGTCCAGCAGATAATAAAATCCAGATAGCTATGAATCGTTTCATGTTCACTCCCTGTAATTATTGTAAATTTCAATAGCTGGAATTGATTCATTATCAATAGCAGAAGTAATTATTAGCTCGTTTCCAACTTTTTTCTGAAATTCTAGCAACTCCTCTATCGAATTGATTTCGATAAAATGCCCCTCTGCACCGTTCGGGAATTCTCTTTGTATTCGACCTTTAGACGTTTTATGATTAACTCCTTCAGAAAGCCAATTGCCTTCTATCCTAGAAAATAGCTCATCATATTCTTCAAATGTCGAACAGCCTCTAACTTCTATTTTTGTGTATTTTTTAATCACGGCGTTAGGGATTTGATTTTCAACCCACCCGCTTGTGCTTGTTAGTAAAAATTCCATCACTCAACCTCCTTTTCTACAGTAATTGTAAAATCATGATCATTTATATTTAAAGGCAAAACTACCCCTGCTTTTGAGTCGTTTTTTAGCAAATCCAAGACAATCTCTAAAACTTGCTTACCTAAAATCAATTGTGTCTCTAAAATATTTTGCTCATCTGCCATCACTCCACCTCCTTTGTTTTAAATGTAAGATTATTTAATAAGTACGGTTCTCTCTGACGGGTTTCATGGTTAAATTTATAAAGAACTCGCCACTGACTTCTTGTGTAAGGGTATCTGTTTGGTCGTTTCATCACTGCACCTCATTTCTCAATTCAAAATCAATCCCATACATAAGCAGACAACTTTGAAAGTCAACAAATTCTTCAACCGCTTCAGCTTCTTGAAGGTCGTACTCCTCGATTACAAGCAAGAAATCATCAATATCATTTCTTTGGACACTTCCGTACTCTGTCTTTGTATGTTCCATAGCTGTTTCATAGCCATCTACATCAATTGTGTAGCAGATTATTCCACTCGAAAAATCATATTTGTAATTCTTGATAATCATCACTCCACCTCCTTAATCTCAATCCCTTCGCAATCGAATACCCAGCCGAAGCCAACTTCTTCTAGTTCTTTGCGAGTATGAAATGTACGAATATCTTTCATATCACAACTGCTATCCATGAACCATTCATTTCTTGGTGCATAGTAATTCAAGAATGCGTTATCTTCTTCTACTCCTTTAATCCTTACCAAATACCGCTTCTCTTCCTCAACCTCGTAGCCGAATTGGTGCATGTTGACGAGAATTTGGATAAAGTTATCTGTATTCGACATCCAGTTAAAGAGAGTCTTGTCATTTATAAATTCTCCCCAATTATTCAAACAAAGATATGCAATGTTTTTATCTAAATTATCTTTGTTTATCTCATACCAAACCGCCACAGACGGCGGAATTTTGACTGGTTCTGGTCCGTCTAGCTGTTCTAAATCTTGTAAAAAGATTTGGCGAGCTAGCTCTGCTCCTTCAGCATCCCATACACCCTCAAGTTTTTTATACTTCTCGATTAATCGCTGTACATTCATCTTCCAACTCCTTTATTTTCTTCTTCCAGTTTTTCACTTTCTTTTTAAGCAAGTCTCTTTCCTCAGACCTGCTAAAAGCAAGCGATTTGACACACGGCTCAGATAGTTCAACTATCCTTGCTTCCGTCTGCTCGATTGTGCGTTTCAGTCCGTCGATTACTATCTGTTTGCTATATTCCATGGTTTATCCTGCCTGTTTCTCTAGCCAGTTCAAGAGCAATCCGAACTGCTCTGTCACTAGTTCATCATCATTGTATCGCTTGCAAATTTCGCTAATCGACGACACCGCCCATAGCCAATAAGCGTCGGAAGCAAAACCGACTTCTTGGCTCTTCTGGTTGCTGCGCGCCATCCATTCTGGAATTTGTCTGCTAAAGAAATCAATGTAGTCAATTCTCATGGCAATTCCTCAATCTTGATATAGATTCCGATTGTGTTCGCCCAAAACTTTTCGGCAATCTCGCTGGCCACTTGCGCATCATCTTGCCAGTATCCAAGTTTCGTCATGCAATCCTTGAGCAACTTCTGTAAATTATCTGTATCCGGCTTTGTAGTCTTGTACTGACCATCGTAGCTTTTTTTGATACGAGGGAAGCACCACTTAACTGTCAGTCGAATAGCTCCTTTAAATTTATCAGGAGGTACATGCTGCGCAAGCAAGCTCTCAAATTTCGCTCTGGCATTTTTTAGATCCTCTGGTTCATAAAAAATCGGCTTACCAGATCTCACATTTACCTTTTTCTGTTGATGAGTTGTTGTCGGTATTTTTTTCATCGGTAAAAAGAATTCAATCATCAGCCAACTCCCTTAAAATTACACCCAAGGTCGCACTAGCGCTCATAAGCAATCCAAATGAGTAATCTGGATTAAGTGCCATCTCTTCAAAATCATCTTCACATTTATCCAACAAGTCATCGATTTCCTTTTTAAGATTATCAATATCTTTTTTATTTAATGTCATTTTTTACCTTCTTTTTTTATACGCGCCTAAGTTCAGAGTGAAGGACAGGGTTACAGGGTTACAAGGGGCGGATGCATAGCCCCCTTGTACCTGTACCTGTTCTTCTGAACTCTCAGGGACACTTCCTAAATTCTTCTTCTCGAAGAGAGAAGAATTCTGTCCCTAGCTTTGTCCCTGGGTTTCTCGGGTTTGTCCCTAGAGCTTAAAACCCGCATGGTTGTGCGTTTTCTCAGGGACACTCTCGGGTTTGTCTTTGTCCCTACAGACACTCCAGAGACACAGGGACACTCTCGGGTTTGTCTCTGAGAGTCAAGGACATTCCCGAGGGACACTCTCGGGTTTGTCTCTGAGAGTCAAGGACATTCCCGAGGGACACTCTCGGGTTTGTCTGTCGGGTTTGTCCTTGTCCCTACTCTGTCCCTGGCCCTTCTTTGGGTGTGATTTGATTGTTTTTCACTTCAAAATCATTTCTATTTTTGACCCATCTTCTGATAGTTTTTTCACTAACAGGGTTGTCTTTTGTTGAAAAATATTCCACCATTTCACTCAATTCGACCGGATTAATTCCATCGAATAACACTTCCATAGCAGTAGTAAATCTCTCGTCAGCAGATTTCTTTTTCTTCTTGTTGCCCTTTTTACTATCTAAATTCTTTTTCCAATTTGGCGTAGTATCTTCTAATTGGATATCTGCTAACACACCTGATTCATCAAGTGTATGCACTGGATAACTAAACCACATGTTCACCGGCTTGAATTTGGCAAACTCTCGAAGCGTACCTTCAATACGCCATGCGGTTGCTATCTGAATCTTATTGCGAGCTTCTTCTAGCTTGTCCGTGTAGGGCGCTCGAGCCATGACATCAGGAATACCCTTTTCAAAGTGCATCCGCATCTGTGCAGGACTCAAGATGTCATCTAGTCCGACATTCTGTTGGTAATAGGCATTATTTCGTTCTTGCAAAGCTTGTTTGTAAACCTCGCATGCTGCTTGGTTCAGTCGCTGTGTCAGCAATTCTTCTGACACTTCTAGCTCTACTAAATCGATAAGCGCGTCAGGATCCCGAGCGAATACACCCGAACCACTAGCGCGGTCCATGGACTTCTTGCCACCTTGCGAACCTTTTGAGTGGTGATGGCAGTAGATAACGCTAGAGCCTAACTCTGTGGCCACTTTATCAAATTGATTCGTAAAATGTGCCATCTGGTCTGCACTGTTCTCGTCACCGGTCAGGACCTTGTAAATCGGGTCAATGATGACTGCGATGTAATTTTTCTTCAAAGCTCGACGAATAAGTTTAGGCGCTAGCTTGTCCATCGGTACAGTCTTCCCACGAAGATTCCAGATATCGATATTCTGGATGCTTTTAGGTGGTAATCCCATAGCTTGATAAACGTCACGGAAGCGATGTAAAGCGGATGGTCTATCTAGCTCCAGGTTGACGTATAAAACACGTCCTTGAGTACAATCCCAACCCAACCACTTCTTCCCTTCAGCAATCGCGATTGACATCTCAATCAAAGCGAATGACTTGCCAGCCTTAGACGGTCCAGCAATCAGCATCTTGTGACCTTGACGAAGGACACCTTTTATCAACTCAGGAGCCAATTCTGGCAAGTTATCCCAGCTGTCGGCCAATCCTTCAGGATCAGGTAAATCATCGTTCAAATCTTCGATGTATTGATACCATTCATCCCAATCGGTCTTACCAATATTCGTATCTACCAAGAATTGCTTCTGTCCATTACGGATGAACCCAGGCATACGAGATAGTCTACTTGGATTTCGATTCTGTGTATCGACGATAATGCCGTTCTTTTGACAAATCTTATAAAGATAATCAACCCTATTACGGTATTCTTCGTAATTCTTGGCATCTACTTTGACGATGGCATGTAGTGACTTGTTTCCGCTATGCACCAAGGCAACAATCGGCAATTCAAGTTCTTTGTAAATGGCGTTCTGCTTATCGATTGGCATACTATCGGATTCAACCAAGGCGTATCTGAAATCTGTCACGTTTTCATTTTTTGCACCTTTCCCGTCCATTGGATTGAAACGAACCCATGCACCAGCTTCTTCGTGATAGTCACCTAAGACTGCACCGATATCACCATTGCACTGACTCAACTCTTTAATAAGCTGGCCAGCCGTCCTGTCGTAAGCTCCCTTCGTTGGCAACCATTTGACAATCTCGCCTGTTTCATCGTCAGTCTTTGGATAACATTCAGTCACATAACCAACATTTTCGCTAGCCTCAAAGAGCGTTTCGAGGTATTTGATAATTTCCTGAACCGGGTTCCAAATAGTTGGCTCATGGATTTCCTTACCTTCAATCCAGTCTTTATCAATAACACGATAATCACGGTCTATTGTATCGGTCCAGCCTAACTCATGTGCATTCTCGCTATCGTAGCTGGATTGCGACACCCAGCCATTTTCTTTAGCAAGTTGGGTAATCGTCGCACCAGTCACAATCGTTCCTGCTTGTTCGTTGAAAGTATCCCATTTCTTGAAACACTCAAATTTCTTGTATCGGCTATCATTTTGTGACCAGTTATCCCAGTCGGATGCTGTATATCCTTCATGTTTAAGAGCCATACCGACATTGACCCACGTCTGATAATCTACCGTGGCAGGATTGATGTAATCCAGCAACGGCAACAAATTAAAATCATTCTCTGCCACTATCTCCTCCTTCTTAATTTAGTACATATTCAGCTGGTCGCACGCTTGTCGGAACTCTCCAACCATTAGCTGCTATGCGATTAATCATATTTTTAGCTTCTTCGAACGGCCACATTCCCACATCTTTGAAACCATATCTTTCGAGTAATCTGATTTGCTTAGGTGTTGTTAAGCCTTCTTGTTGTCTTTTGTTAAGTCTATCTAGTAATAGATTCGCTTTACCTGCGTTTCCAATCTCATCAGTAAAGATGCCGTATTTCTCAAGAGCTTTAATTTGCTTATCACTAGCAGGTGCCATCTCCCATCCAAAGTTAGGTACGTAGTTTGATAAATCTTCAGCATGGATAGACATTTCAAATTGCAATGGATCCACTAATTTGCGTTTACGCTTACGCATTTCTTCCAATTGTTTGGCCAAAGCTTCCTCACGTTGAGCGACTACGTCTTCTGCAGCCTTGACTTCCATATCTTCAAGGTCAAGCATTACACCAGTTTGCTCTTCCATGTTCTCAACCATCTTTTGAGCAACTTCTGGAATCTCACAAATCAAGTGAGCTGGTCTGCAAAGCTCGTGTCGTTCAGTATGCCAGAGAAAATCCAGTAAGAGTAGTTCTTCTTTTCCTGGATGTAAACGAGTACCACGCCCCACCATCTGGCTATACAAAGCACGCACTTTAGTAGGTCTCAGCACTACCACGCAATCCACTGAAGGGCAATCCCAACCTTCAGTCAAGAGCATCGAATTACAAAGCACGTTGTAACGGTCTTTCTCAAAGTCTTCTAAGATTTCTGCACGGTCCTTGGACTCTCCATTGACTTCGGCAGCACGAAAGCCTTTTGCATTTAGGATATCGCGAAACTTCTGCGAGGTCTTTACCAGTGGCAAGAATACAACTGTTTTGCGGTCAGCGCATTGCTTGACCATTTCATCTGCTATCTGCTCAAGATATGGATCTAATGCTGTTCCGACATCGCTCGCCTTGAAATCACCTGCCGACATGCTCACATTTGATAAATCTAAGCTAAGCGGAATTGTCAAAGCCTTGATTTTAGATAAGTAGCCTTCTTTGATAGCTTGTACCAACGAATATTCATAAGCAAGGCTATCGAAGTAGGAGCCAAGGTTTTTCATATCTCCACGGTCAGGCGTAGCTGTAACACCCAGCACATCCGACTGCTCAAAATAACCAAGTACACGTTGGTAGCCATCTGAGATAGCGTGATGGGCTTCATCAACTACAATCGTATCGAACCAATCAGGAGGAAATTGACTAAGTCGCTTCTCTCTCTGCATGGTCTGAACTGAGCCAACGACTACTCGATACCAAGAACCGATAGAAGTATTCTCTGCTTTCTCTAAGGCCGTACCAAGTCCTGTTGCAGTCTTGAGCTTGTCGCTAGCCTGCTCTAACAATTCAGACCTATGAGCAAGGACAAGTACACGCTTGCCCTCTCTCACTTGATCTTCGATAATTTTGGAAAAAACAATCGTCTTTCCACAACCTGTTGGCAGTACTAAGAGCGTGCGCTTGCGACCTTTAGCCCATTCAGCTTGAACAGCTTCCCGTGCTTCCTGTTGATAAGGTCTTAATTGCATCCCTTACCTCCTAGAATTGCCCAGCTTGATATCCAGCTTGTCCTTGCGGTTGTTGCGCAAAATTCGGTTGCTGTGGTTGCTGGTAGCTTGCTTGTGTAGTTTGTCCTGGTTGTTGGTTCAATACTTTTGTATGATCCACATCTTCAGGATAGAGCATAGATTTGACTTCGTTATAATTATTTTCCTTGTACTGTCGAGTTCCGACTTTACATACACCAGTTGCACCTATGATGGTATTCCAGTTCATGCGAAGCGGTTCACCTTTTTTCTTTTGGCCAATTGCAGCAAAGAAAGCAGATAGCATTCCTTCAGTTGAGCTGTGTAAGAATAGATTGTGACGCAATTCGGTTTCACCTTCGTTAGCTACAATCTTAATGCTGACGATAGCCTTGTTACACGCTGGTAATTTCCCTGGATTTTGCGGATTCGGCGTGTGTCGTGTGCGTTCCATGCCAACGACTGTAAAATAGTACAATCCATCAGGTAGTAGGACGTATTCCGAGTCTTTTTCAATCGTATCTTCCCATCCAAATTCGCGTTCAAAGTTGTTGTATTGTGGTTGTGTCATGTTGTTTTTCTCCTTATGCTAAAATTGTGATTTTATCGTTGTTTGCAAGTTCTGTTTTTAAATAATCTGAGATGTTTTTAACAGCATCTAATTTCCATTTGCCCCCATCCGCTTCAAAGAGAGCTAGATTCGCTGATTTGTTAACTCTGAATACAAACTGACTTGCTGGTTGTTCTACTTCATTGAAGGTACGATATGGTCGTAAGGTTACTGGATTTGGAGTCTTAGCCTGTGCTAGACTTGCTACACCATCACGAACAGTCACCGTTTGTGTAACACCGTTATCTTGAGCCTCTGCCCCTTTTTCGATTTTTAAGTGACTAGCAAAATCTAAAACTAGATTGCGATCTGCATCATTGATAAACATAGATTGCAACATAATATTAAACTCTTCCTGATTACACCAATGACTAAAGGGAATAACCGGAACAGATGCCTTTACAGATACAAGTTGAGGACGTTTGCCATATTCAACATCCACTTGATCATACACGGAAACTCTTTGACAACTTTCTACCACCACTACAAGTCTACGACCACCGATAAAGTCGTTATCTGACTTGAGATAATCAACTAAACTTTTGAGTGTTTGAAGTTCAAGAATCGGTGCATATTTGCGAGGTCTAAGCTCTCTGAAGTCATGCTTATTAATGTCAAAATATTCCTTTCCGTTTGATGAAGAAATAATTTTATTTTCTTTTTCTGCTAACTCAACTGCATAAGATAATGCTTCTTTAAGATTTTCTGTCATAGTTAGTTACCTGCTTTCTTTTTGTTGTAATCAATAATATTTGTATTTTGTTGTTCGACGTTTTCGATGAGTTCCCCAGTATCTGTTCTCATGTCACCATTGTCATCAAAGTAAGTTTGCCCAGGGATACCACTTTTAAGTTCATTAGCGTGGATTTTACCAGCATCATCACGACCTACAATGACAGTGGTTGCAACACCTTTTTGCGGTGCCAATGTAGATTTGACTTCCATACCTGTCTTAACGACAGTACGTTCATCATCTGTTGACATCGTCAGCGTAATAGTGACCTTACGAGTAGCCTTAGCTTCCGTATTTGGATCTAAAATGTTATCAAGGACTTTTTCAAGTTCTTTGTCAACCTTTTCTTGTAAGGCTGTATTGGCGATTTTTGACAAATCAATTTTAATAGTTTTATCTTTCATAGATACCTCTTGTTATACCTTGCTATGATTTCTAATTCCCAAAATCTACACCGTAAAGGGTAATTCTGGTTCTTTTCTAACTTGATTTTCAATAACTTCCACAGTTGCTTGCCAATGAGCGACAATCATATCCCAGTAGTCAGTCGGGAAACTTTCAATAGGAGTCCCTAGTGGAAAATGCCCGCGAATGTAAGCGACTTTTTGAAGTTCTTCTTCTGTCACGTTTCCTTGCGCCATGAGGTCTGTCAAACTCTTTGGCAAATTCGTGTGATATTGCGCAGTCGTTGCCTGTGGTGTGCTAGGAGCTTCATTTTGAGGGTTTTCAGCTACATGCGACATATCGAGAGGCAATTCTTCTTGAACTTGTTCAGGGGCTTGCTGTACGGTCTGCTTAGGTGCTGGGGCTACTGGAGGTTGTGGCGGAATAGATTGCGTTTGTTGACTCGCAAAGATATAAGCGATTCCAGCGTAATGAAATGGCATTTCGTCAGGTAAGCCATGTCGATTCTTGGCATCCCACGCTGGGCAATGGTTGGTATACATCACACGCTCACCGCCTTGCGCTTTCTTCTTACCGTTATCAGTCGTCATGACCAAGGTCTTGTAATTGGCAAATAGAACCATGTCTGCCCATTCTTTGACAAGCGGTGCCGTCTTAGAACCTGTCTTTTGGCCAAGTTTCAATTCGTATCGGTCGTAAGAACCCATCTCGTCCGGCTGTTCAAACTTCTTGATTTGAGCGTGTGCAGTCAATACTACATTGATCCCCATATCAACTAGGTCAGATAAGACATTTAAGAAACGTCCCATTTCTTCCTGAACATAGGTATAACCTTTACCCCAACCAAAGTCTTCAATCCCTTGTTTTCCATGTTGCGAACAGATGTAATTAACTGCCAAAGCTTCTGCCCAGTCGATTGTGTCGATAACGAGTGTCCCACACTCAGTCGGATTTGCCTTAATAAAAGCAATCTCATTGATGAGCATGGTCCAGCTGGTCGGCTTGTCGAGTCGTGCCACGTCCATGTTATCTGTCGAACCTTCCGTGTCGATGAAGACCGCATTTGGAAATTCAGCGGCAAACGTGGACTTGCCAATTCCTTCAGGACCGTATATAACTACTTTTTGAGCTCGCGCCCGTTTTCCTCTTGTGATTTGCATGTTTAGTCATCCTCCAATCCATTTGCCAAAATAGCAAGAAGCTTTTTGAACGACTCAGATTTTGAATTCTCGGTTTTGTCTGTTAAATCTTCCGGTTCTTCACCGTCAAGTGTTTTAAACTCATACGTTGCAGTCACTTCGAGTAATTCACAATTTAATGCATTCGCTAGTTTTGTAAAATCTTCAATTTGTACTTTTGTTGCTTCAACTTCATTTTTAGCAGCACGTTTCATTCCTTCTGTATATTCTGCTGAATAAGCAAGAGTTTGTTCTTTGCTTTTATATTTCGATAAAAATTCACCTGTTTTTTTGTTACGAAATACGATAAAAGTTTCTGTTTTTTTCATGATTGTTCTCCTTTAATTTTTAAAATCCACCTTGCCATGTTTTTGGCGTTTGTGCCACCTCTGGCTTCACGCTATACCCGTCTTCAATCAGGATGCTACACTCATCTCCTGTTGAAACTCTAGTCGCGATTGCTTGCAATCCTTCCTGCTCAAGCCATGCGCCGAATTCTTGTAGAGTCAGCTGATCCATTTGTTCCAGCTTGTCAATCAACACAAAACCACACTCTGGTTTCAATTTACGCACGATTGCAGTCGCTACCTGTAGTTGCTGACTACCAGACATGTTATCCCAGCGCTGGCCAAGATAGAGCAATTCGCCATCATCAACGGACAAACCAGATAAAGGTAAATCTGCGTTAGTAAGCAGGTCTGTCTTCTGCTTGCGGATGTCAGCAATAACAAGGTCTAATTCACGATATTGCTCGCGATAACCCTTGGCATCTTCTTCTGCTTTATCCTTGTCCAGATTAGCACGCACTTTACGATTGATTTCGTCAATCTCTGCGATGTTGTTTTCAATCTCCTCAGTTGATTCATCGAGAAGGTCCATAGCATCGGTATTCGCGATAGCCAAGTCTTGAGCTAACTGACTTTCTTTTACTTTTGCGTCAGCCAGCAATTGCTCCAATCGTTCAACCTCTGCAGTTGCTGAAGCATGTTGATTTTGGATAGATACCAAATTCTGACGTTTGCGAGCATTCTCGCCATTCTTAGCGAGGATATCCTGTTGTTGTTGGATAAGTTCAGAGATAGAGACCAATTCTTTCGGTGCATCTGGGTAGTAAGGTTGTTCTTTTGCAAACTTCTCCTTTTGGTCAGCAATCACACCGATTGCATGGCGCTCATCGTATTTGGACTTTTCCTGCATCTCCAGTTCAGCTAACTGCGGACCAACTCCGATAATTTGCAGCAATGTCTTAGCCTTCTCTTTGCTGGTCTGCTCCATGAATTTTGGCAAGTTGATGGCCAGCTCTTCCACGAAGCTATCAAGCAAGTTTTGACCAGCCTTGTTACCACTCGGGTCAATCACTTTGAGAGTGCTGTTCTTTCCACTACGCTCCACAATCAAACCGTTTGATAGCGTGATTTTTAAGCTAGGCGGAATTGTACTTCCTTCTCGTTGCGCTTGGCTGGGCTTGTACTTGTTACCACCTAACGCCCAAGCAATCGCGTCCAGCACGCTTGTTTTCCCCTGATTGTTATTTCCACCGACGATTGTCAATCCAGTCGCTGACGGCTCTAATTTGACCGCTTTAACACGTTTGACGTTTTCAATTTCTAGTTTATTAATCGTTACCATCTTTTTCTCCTCCAACTCTTAAAGATTTGACAGGGATTTGAATCTCTTCAACTTCCGCATATTCAAGAGCAAAATCAAGTAGCTGATTTAAAACGTCAATCAATTTCATATCACACTCATCCGCGAGGTCTATAATACGCTCATAGTGTTCGCGAGCCACTCTGATACGTGGTGTTGGTTCTTGTGTTCCTTTGGTTTTATATTTTCTGTTCATTATTTTCTCCTTAGTTTTAATTGGAAATTCTCTGCTTCTAATCTCTTTCTTAAAGATTGTTCCTGTTGCAATCGTTTCTTGAGATCATCAATCTCATGTTGCATATGTGCCATCATTTCTAGGTCACGCATTTTCTCTCTACGCTTGCAAGTGGATAAATCCCACGCTTGCCTATCCCATACGATTTGCATGTCGCATTCTCCGTGGCTCTGGCAATGCCAGAGGTTCTGGGCGCAAGCCTACAGGCGGTTCGTTATCAAACGTAAAGCCTTTGAACTCACGGCGGATATTCTTACGAATCTCTTGCCATTTGTCCTCTCTACCACGTTCGTAAGCATGGTTGTACCCTTGGATAATCATAGACGCAAATTCTTGCTCTTCTCGTCTTTCTTTTTCCTTACGCTCCTCTTGCAATTTGATATGACGGCAAGCTCCTGCAAATCCAATCAGCAAACCTCCTACTCCCATTAATTGATTTAAAATCGGTGGTTCAAACATTTATTTCTCTCCTGTTTTAAATTACTAAATACGCTTGGATAAACTCATCCAATTCTTTTCTGTCAATTCTTTTTGTTCCGTCAATCTTGTATAGATTCAATCCCATTTTTAACCATTTCCTGATAGTATTTGTGCTACAATCTGAGTAGTTAGCTGCACTCTCTATTGATAGCCAACGTTTCTCCAACGTCTCATGGTCAAGTAACTCTTGAAATGATTCCTTGAATTGAGTTCTTACATCTAATCGGATACCATTTTCACATTCTTCACTAAGTAGGTTCACAATAGCCTCCTAATGTGTTATAATTCAGTTAGTTATATTAGTATGCGCCTGACTTCGTTAGGTGCTTTTTTTCGTTGTTGTCAAACTGTCTTACTTTCCAGCGCCCTGAGTTCTATCTCATGGCTGACTTGTCTAAATAGCTTCTCACACGCTATTTTTGCTTCTCTGTACGTTGTAGATTCGCTGATGAAGTAATCAGCAAGTTCAATGACTTTATCTTCCATTCAGACTCCTATATCAGTCTTGAGACTGATGTTTTTTTCTCCTCGATTGCTATAATAATCTTGACTAGGACCTCTCACCGTTTTAGTCAAAATTCCAATAGAAAGGAAAAGATAGTATGGCAAATACTCCAATAAAACCTGGAACAGATAATCAGAAACCTGGTCGCTATGTAGAGGTAGGACCTCGTGGTGGCAAAGTCGCTAATGGTCATACCGCAACTATCGAAAAAGGTGATCGGCTCCCTCCGACATCTGCTAAAGGCAACGGCTGGAAAAAAGTCTAATCTTCGTTTGCGTACAATCGTTCAATGGTTGTACGCTTTTTCCATACACAAAAGCACATTCCAAAAAAATCAATTTGAATCCATGCTTCGGCGTAATCTTTCCCATTGCTGGCATAGTGAGTTATATAATGGTGAATCATTTTATTCCTTCCTCCTATTGAGTTACTTGAGAAGTATCATGAATGACTTCATAGCTAAGACGCTTAAATTTTTCTAAGTCTATCTGAAAATTGATAGGCTTTTTTCTTTTCCCTCTATACGGATATCGTCTTGGTCTCATTTTCCTACTCCTTTAACAGATCGTCTAGGAAGTAGTTCTAGCTTTTTCTGAGCTAGTTCTACTTCTTTTTTTGCTTCTTCTATAGAAATTAGAGTTGGGTTATCAAACCAATCTTTTTCTAAATAATACCTTTGCCCACGCTCAGACATATAATCAATCAATGACTGAAAATGCTTTATGCGTTCATGAAGATGTTCTTTATTTTCTTCCATCCTACTCCTTTCTATTTCTAATCTCCATTTCTGCTATAATATAAGCAGAAAGGAGGTAATGTTATGACTGAAATTCACGCATGTCTTTGCGGAAATTGGGTGAATCTATCAGCCGAAGACGATTGTGTAATGGGACCAAATATGGCTAGTCCTTACATTTGGTGGGAAGAAAATGCAGAACTCTACTTACCAATTTCTAAACCTGAAGCAAACTCGATGTACCATCAGGATTATATCTACATTCACTATCGTGGTGCTGACTATCGTATCCATCCAATCTTTATTCAAATCGTTTCTAGATAACTTTTTCTAGTCTTTTAGAAATGATTTCTAAATCTAAGTCGTCCAGTTTCAACTGGTCGGCTTTTTCATTTAAACGAGCTTCGACAACTTGGTTAATTTCAAACCATTCTCGTTTTGTAAATTGGCTTCTGAATTTTAGAAATTCGTTTATTGTTTCTTTCATACCTCTCCTAAACTATGATTTAATTCGTATTTTTTGCCTAAAAAAATAAAATCCTTTTCGACATTGTATAGTCGAGCAAGTTTGTCTAAAAGATCCATTGGAATTTTTGAACTATCATGCTCATACTTCAACAGTGTTTGTTGATGAATGTTCAGTTTATTTGCAACTTCTTTTGCAGATAAGTTATAGTTTGTTCTTATTGCTCTTAATGTCATTTTTGGCACATTCCCACCTCCTTATCTTAATTCATCCAAGCTGACTTCCAGTGCATCAGCGATTTTGCACATATTCTTAAAAGAAATACGCTCGGTTTTAATATTTCTGATTGTATTTGGACTGATACCAGCTTTTTCAGCTAATGCCTTCTGTGTCATCCCTTTTTCAATCAACAAATGCTTAAACTTCTTCCACATACATTGCCCCCAATATATTGTATCCAAAATATACAAAAACACTACATATTGTTATTTAATTTAGATTATGCTATAATATTCTTGACTAGGACCTCTCATGTTTTAGTCAAAATTTCAATAGAAAGGAGATTTAATCATGGGCAAAAATCAGCATGTTGTCCCTGCCAAAAATGGTGGTTGGAACGTGAAAGGTGCTGGCAATTCAAGAGCAACTGTTCATACTACTACAAAGAGTGAAGCTACAAATATTGCTAGACAGATTTCACGAAATCAAGATTCCGAACTAATCATTCATGGCAAAGATGGGAAAATTCAAAGCCGTGACAGCCACGGTAAAGACCCATTCCCTCCTAAAGGCTAGTCATATTTAGGTCTTAGCCTTACGGTATATCCTGCAGCAGGAGTTACATCATCTAGTGTGACTTCTGCTATTTTTTTTGCTCCATCCTCTGTTTCAACAATTAGCCGTGTATAGAAGCGACTATCTAAAATGTTCATCAGATTTGGTTTGAAACTATACGGATATCGTCTTGGTCTCATTTCCTCACCCCCTTTCCCTTAAGCTTGATTATATTATACTACGATTTAAATCGTACGTCAATAGTTTTTTAGATTTTTTTCGTAATTTTTTCGAATTTTTTATTTACAAAATCGAAAATAAACGGTATTATATAGTAAAGAAGATAGGAGAAAAAAACATGGCAAGAGGACGAGGGAAATTAACTCCTCAAGATAAAGAGGATATGAAAGTCTTTTCCGCAAATCTTAACTCAATTTTATCTGATAGAAATTGTAAACAAGCTGAGCTATCTCGAGCGACAGGAATACCGCCTAGCACATTGACAGGGTATGTAAAAGGAACTTCTTTGCCAATCCCTGGTAATGTTCAAAAAATTGCAGATTTTTTTGGAGTACCTAAATCTGTATTAGATCCTAGATTTGTAACTAATAATTCTATGGTCGATGACCCCTCTTCTAATACTTCCTCCATCCAAACCATCTACGATCAGTTAGAAGATGATAGACAAAAGAAAGTAGTTACCTATGCCGAGAGGCAACTAAAAGAGCAGAGGAACGAAGAAGAAACGAAGATAAACGAAGTATCGGAGAAAATCATCAGACTGGACGACTACAGACAGACTACTTACCGACGTGTTACTGGGGTTGTCTCAGCTGGTAGTGGTTCGATGCAGGACGATGATTTAGATATGGAAGTTTCATTCTATGAGGATGAAATACCAGACGACTACGACGCTATCGCTTATGTCGTCGGCAACTCTATGGAGCCAAAGATAAAGAATGGTGACTACCTATTTATCAAGAATACACCTCAAGTTGACTATAACACTATCGGTATCTTCCAAGTAGACGGTGCTAACTATGTTAAGAAACTACGTCAGGGATATCTTGAAAGCTTGAATCCAGATTATGAAGATATACACCTAGACGAAAGCAACGACGTCCGAACTATCGGCGAAGTCGTGAGTATATACAGAGAAAATTAAAATAAATATGTGCAACAACTGATCCACACTAAAAGCTGATAGAGAGGTTTCATTATGAAACAAGAACGCAAAGTTTTAGGTATTTTAGCTATTATTTTTGGAGCGCTGGCTCTACTTGGCTCATGGATGCCTATCATCAATAATTTTTCATTCATTTTGGCTATTTTAGCTCTTATCTTCGGTTTAATTGGTTTTGCAGTAAATCGAAAAAGACCAAAAACACTAGCTATTATTGGGACGGTTCTAGCAGTCGTGTCTATTGCTATTGTATTAGTAACTCAAGCAATGTACGCTAAATCATTGAAAGAACTAGGTAAAAACGTTGAAGAGACTGTTAGCTCTGTAAGTTCTTCTATCGAATCATCACAAAAAGAAGAGGATGCTAAATTTAACTGGACAAAAGAGCAGTTTGATGCGCTTCAGGTTGGCGATATTATCAACTATGGAGCTGGTGGAACTAACTACGATGACGTTGCTAGCGTTCACGGAGAACCTAACAATGTAACAACTAGTTCAGTAAATGACCACGACAGCAAGACAGTATCATATACTTCTACTGGTAGCAAATACAAGAGCGTTATTCTTTCGTTTTCAAAACAAGACGACGGTTCTTTCTTGTTGACTTCTAAAGTTAGTTCAGGTCTAGAATAAAAACCAACTGTTTCCATTTTGGAAACAACTCAAAAAAATCCCCACACTCGCCATCGCCAAACTTTGAGTGTGAGGATATCCAGTATAGTAAAAGGCATTAAAAAGCCCTCTTTACTATACCCATTTTATCAAAAAAGTGAGGTAAAATCAATGATTGGAAAATACCAAAAAAATGGCACTACTGCTTATTACTTTAAAGCATATCACGGACTTGACCCTTTAACAAATCAAAAAATTATTACCAAACGTCGTGGTTTTAAAACAGAGCGTGAAGCAAGACTTGCTGAAGCAAAATGCTTAGCTGAGTATGAGAAGAAAACTTTTAGAGCAAAAAATACCACTACTACTTTTAGACAGGTATTTGAGGTTTGGAAAGAACATTATAAAGGCGCTGTCAAAGAATCGACATATATAAGCCAAATAGACAAAGCAGAGAGACTCATACTCCCGTTTTTTGGGGATAAGGCTATCAATAAGATTAGTCTCGTCATGTGTCAAAATCAAGTCAATAAATGGGCTTCAGAATACAAGCAGTTCTTTGGGATCATCAGCATAGCTAACCAAATATTCGATTACGCTATTTCAATGGAATTGATTGAAAATAATCCAATGAGAAAGACATTGAAGCCTAAACGACAAAAAAATAATACAGATGAACTAGAAAAGTTCTACAACAAAGAAGAGCTGCAAGAGTTTTTTGAAATCGTTAATGATTTTGATGATATAGAGATGCTTACATTCTTCCGTCTGCTGGCATTCACTGGAATGAGAAAGAATGAAATCAGCGCCCTCAGATGGTCTGATATCGATCTGAAGAGCGGACAGATAACTGTTAATCAAACCTTGGCTAAGGGGGGAGATAATAAACTTATCTTTCAGACTCCAAAGACAAAAAAGAGTGCCCGAACAATTACCCTAGATAAAAAGACAATTGAAGTTTTAAAAGAATGGCACAAGTATAGTACTAAAGGACTCCTCTTCAAAAACGAAAACGGCGAGCCGAAAAGTGTCGTCCATGTTAACAATATGCTTAACAGGATTTGGAGGAAGTATCCAGATTTTAAACGTATCACACCTCACGGTTTCAGACATACCCATTGCTCCTTGCTCTTTGAAGCTGGTGCTACCATCAAAGAGGTTCAAGAAAGACTCGGTCACGAGAACATTCAAACGACCATGGACATATATGCTCACGTCACTCAAAAAGCAAAGGATGAAGTGGCTGATAAATTCGCTTCTTACATAGGTTTTTAA